TCCTTCTCAGGAAGGTCTTTGATCCGCCAAGACGTGAAGATGTGGATCGAAGACCTTCCTGAGAAGGAGTTGCTCAGCAACAAGCAGTACGGTGCGCTAGTCGATGCAGTAAACCGGCTTGTCGAAGAAATTCGCAAAACGCTCGTGGAGATGCCTCGCGAAACCCTGTCCATGACCGCACATATCAAGAGCGAACTGGATAGCAGCGGTCGGATGATTGACGATGCTGACCGGCCTGCGGGAGATGAAGAGTGAATTCACCCCTTCGCCAAATCCGCCCGCCAACAATCGATGAGTTAATCAGCTCCGTTCGCTTCAAAACCCTCGAGGATATTGTTGCGTCTGCGTTTGACGAGATGAAACCGGCGAACCGTATGACGGTGACGGACGCAGCGAAGGCATATTCGAGGATTGGCACCGGAGGCGGGCATAGCCAGCCGTGGTCAGAAGACCGGACTCCCTACCTTCGGGAACCGCAGGACGAAACTACCTCGCTTGATTTTACGGGCATGGTTTTCCTGGGGCCGGCGCGAACCGGTAAGACGGTGATGGTCCTGAACATGATCAGTCACACGGTGAAGACTGATCCGACCGACATGCTGCTGGTCCACATGGACCGCGAGAATGCCAGAAAGTGGTCGAACGGCGATTTAAGTCGCTACCTGAAGGCTTCTACGCAAATTCGCGCCGAGCAGCTTACGGCCCGGCAGTATGACAACACGTTCGACAAGACGTTCAAAAGCGGGATGCGGGTGCTGGTTACCTATCCCACGCCAGCCAACCTTTCCGGCATCACGGTGAGGATTGGAGCGTCAATCGACTACGACCGCTCCGAGGACGATATCGGCGGCGAGGGTAATCTTTACGACCTTCTCTCCATGCGAACCACGACTTTCAAGCGTTTCGGTATGACCGTTGCTGAGTCATCGCCAAACCCGAACAAGGAAATCCAAGACCCGCGCTGGATGCCCAAGACGCCTCACGAAGCGCCGCCAATCCGAGGCATCTTTGCGCTGTATAATCGCGGTGACCGTCGTAGATGGCAGTGGTGTTGCCCCCAGTGCGATGAGTGGTTCGAGCCGGATTTCAAACTGCTCGACTGGGGTGGTCACACTGACCCCATGGAAGCGCGTGACGCCACGGTTATGATTTGTCCGTCGCACGGCTGCATCATCAAACCCCATCAGAAACACGAACTAAATCGCAATGGGCGCTGGATCCGTGAAGGGGAGATGATCGAACCCGGTCTCGCCGGCAAAACAGTTATTCGTCCCGGAATGCGCGTCACGCGGTCGACGATTGCCTCCTTCTGGCTGAAGGGCCCGGCTGCCGGGTATCGCGAGTGGGGCGACCTCGTGATGCTCGAACTGAACGCTCTCAAGGAGCTTGAGGAAACAGGCGACGACAGCGCGTTGCGAAAGACGAGGACGACGGACCAAGGGACCTTTTACATCCCTCAGGCACGCTTATCCGATTTCGCGCCCGAACTTTTGAAAGCCAAAGGTGAAGACTGGGGCTCGACACCAGACGAGCCGCTTGTTCCGGAAGGGGTACGATATCTTGTCGCCACCGTCGATATCCAGAAGAACGCTTTTGTCGTTCAGGTTTTGGGATATACGGCCAACGGTGATCGTGTCGTCGTCGACATGTTCAAAGTTCGCCTGTCGAACCGCCGCAACGCGAATGGTGATCGTCTGCCCATTGATCCCGCAGCCTTCGGCGAGGACTGGGACGTACTGATTCCAGAAGTGATGAATAAGACCTATGAACTGGGCGACGGAAGCGGCCGGCGCATGTCGATTCGCGCGACTGCTTCCGACTCCGGTGGCGCGGAGGGCGTTACCGCCCACGCTTATAATTTCTGGCGCCGGTTGAAGGCAAAACAGGATGGTTCGCACCGCCGCTTCATTCTGGTGAAGGGTGAGGCGTCCAAATCGAAACCGTTGGCGCGGACTGAGTGGCCAGACTCGTCGCAGAAAGGCCCGCTTGCCATCGCACGCGGTGACGTGCCCGTGGTGATGCTCAATTCGAACAAGCTCAAGGATGCAGTCTCGCTGCTTATGTCACGCCGAATCGCGGAGGAGGGTGTCGAGGGCGGCATGCTGCGATTCCCTGACTGGGCTGAGGACTGGTATTTTGTGCAGCTCACTTCGGAAACACGAACGGCCAAGGGGTGGTTGAACACGCGTAAGAAGCGCAACGAAGCATTCGACTTGACCTACTATGCGGAGGGGATTTCCCTGAGGCCGATCGAGAAAAACGTGCCGTATACGCACTTCGGTTTCGACCGCATTGATTGGGAAAACCCGCCTTCTTGGGCAGAAGAATGGGATCGGAATGACCTGGTTTCGGGCGGTGAGGTCGACGACAATCCTCCACCGGTTAAACCTACAGGCCTCAATGCGCTGGCGGAGCTTGCAAAAAAATTAGCATAAAAATCACGATAGCATTGACTTTCACTTTTTGAGTGCATAATTGTCACGTAACGACAACGCTTGAAAAGAAAGGAGGCCTTTGATGAACTTGCTCGTTAACGTGGTTGAAATTGCTTTGTTTATGCATTTTCGCCCGCTGCGGTTATTACGACGCCTGCGATAGGCGATGCACGGAAATGGTTTACAAAATTCCAACTTAATATTGTAATTAAGAATGAACGGCGGTATTACTCACCCTGCAAGAGCGCATTGCGGGGTGACAAATGGCGACGAACGCCGAATTGCAGGTTTGGTTACGAGAGGCTCAAAAGGCCCTCCACGAGCTATTGACCGGCAAAGGCGTCGCCGAGGTTCGTGATAGCAACGGCGAGTCCGTCCGCTATACGATGGCAAACATCTCCCGCCTTCGTCAGTATATCGAAGACCTCAAAGCTCAAATCGCTGGACAGCCGACAACTCCGCATCGTGTCATGAGGCCGACGTGGGGATGAGGGCGGCTGTTGATCTTTCAGACCTGATCGGTACTGCTGCTGATGTCTCCACAGCGGTTGCCGATGCGGTGCAACCGCCCGGTGCTACGGCGGCAGCATCGGGCGGTGTAGCTTACGATGGCGCATCGAAACTGGACCGTCTTGCACGCTGGCAGCCCGCGATCCGGTCGGCCGACGCCGAAATTCTTCCCGAGAAAACCAACCTTGATGCCCGGTCGCGGGATACGATTCGCAATGATGCGTTCGTGTCCGGTGGCGCTGACATCTACCGCGACTCAATCGTCGGTTCCCGCTACCAGCTCAATGCTCGCCCTGAGACGAAGGTCCTGTGGGGCAAGGAAGACCCGAAGTGGGAAGAGGAGTTTCAGGAAGAGGTTGAGACCAAGTTCATGCTGTGGGGCGAAAGCCAGCAGAAATGGGTCGACGCCGCCCGCATCAACACCTTCACCGCGCAGGTTCGCCTCGGTGTCTGCACGTTCTTCGGCGGCGGGGAGATCCTGGCAAGCGCCGAATGGATGCCGGCCGATGGTCGTCCGTACCGTTCCGCCGTGCAGATGATCGACCCTGATCGGCTTTCCACTCCGATGGACAAGCTCATGCAGGACTGGTCGCGCATCCGAAACGGCGTGGAGCGTGACCGTCGCGGCGCTCCGATTGCCTATCACATCCGTAATTCCCATCCGAACGACGGCCCGTACCACGATTTTTCCAGTCTCTCAGAGATGAACTGGACACGGGTTCCTGTTCGGAACCGGTGGGGTCGTCAAATGATCCTGCACATCTATGAGCAGGACAGGCCCGACCAGTCGCGCGGCGTCTCGGACCTGGTCTCCGCTCTATCGGAGATGCGGATGACGAAGCACTTTCGTCGGACGGAATTGGAACGTGCCGTCGTTGCCGCGAGCTATGCCGCCTCGATTGAGTCGGAAATTCCGGAGGATGTCTTGGCAGCCCTTGGTGGGCAGCCTCCCGAGGGCAACGCCACCGTCGAGTGGATGACCGCATATCTGGATGCAATCGCGGCATACAATTCTTCAGCAACGAACCTCCACATGGATGGCGCCAAAATTCCCGTCTTCGCACCAGGCACGAAGTTGAAGCTTCAGAGTACCGGTGCGACAGGCCCGCTCGGCGACAAGTATGAACAGAGCCTTCTGCGCTACATTGCTGCAGCCCTCGGTCTTTCCTACGAGCAGTTCTCGCGAGATTTCACGCAGACGAACTATTCGTCGGCTCGCGCATCGATCGGGGAAACGCAGAAAGGCATGAATGCCAAGAAGGCGATTGCCGCCGACGGCGTTGCCAACTTCATTTATCGCCTCTGGCTCGAGGAAGCGATCAATAAAAACGACCTCGAATGCCTCAAGCGAAAGAACGTTCCACTCTTTTACGAGGGCTTGAACGCCGAGGCCTATTGCGCCTGCGAATGGATCGGCGCGGGGCAGGGTCAGATTGATCCGCTCAAGGAAACTCAGGCCGCCGTCCTCAAGGTGAAAAGCGGGTTCTCCACGAAGGAAGCCGAGATCGCAAAGATGAGCGGTGGCGACTATCGCCGCGTCGCGCGTCAGATTCAGCGAGAGCGCGAACTGGACAGCTTCTACGGCAATCCGTCGATCTACGACAGCACCGACACCAAGGACATGGAAAACTCACTGTCCGCCACACCAAGAGAAGGAGAGGCGGCGTGAACGCAATCCTCGCACGTTTTCAGGACAGCACCGCTCTCGTTGCCGAAGACCGTGGCACATGGCTCGAAACTTATTCGCAAATGGCGGCAGATCATCTCGCAGAGATCGACAAGATGGCCGCGAACGAAAACGATTTCTGGTACGCCGAGGATGATTACCGTTATCGGTATCGTCCATACAATGTGAAGAACGGCATTCTTTATGTGCCGGTTCAAGGCATTCTTCTGAACAATTTTCCGTATCAGGTTGGCGATTGGCTGACCGGTTACGAATACATCCGTGAAGCGGTTCGTCGTGGACGCGACGATAGTCAGGTCAAGTCGATCATCCTCGTCATTGATTCAGGTGGCGGGATGGTCTCCGGAAATTGGGATCTCTGCGATTTCATTTACGAGACGCGCTCAATTAAGCAGATTCGCGCTGTCGCTGCCGAGTTTGCCTACTCCGCCGCCTACAACATCGCCGCTGCCACGTCACACATCACTGTTGCTCGCACTGGGGGCGTAGGTTCGATCGGCGTAGTTCGGACACATATCGAACGTTCCAAGATGCTCGAGCAGGCGGGTATTACCCCAACGATCGTTCGATCGAAGCCGGGCAAGTTTCAAGGCAATTCAATTGAACCTCTGTCGAACGCCACGAAGGAAAAGTGGCAGGCGGAGGTCGAAGAACTGCATTCGCAATTCGTCGCCATGGTGGCGAGGGGTCGAGACATGAGTGATGAGGCGGTCGACGAGACCGATGCTCAAACCTTCATGTCTCGTCAGGCACTCGAGATCGGACTGGCTGATGCCATCGGAAATCTCGAAGACGCCGTATCGGCCTTACAGGCCACATTCTCACAAGAAGGAGATGAACCAATGGCCGAAAACTCTCAGGCCGAACACGAAGCTGCGGTTGCTGCCGCACGTGCTGAAGGTGTCGCAGAAGGTGAAAAGACCGGCGCCGCCAACGCAATTTCCCGCATCAACGCGATCATCGGTTCCGACGCTGGCAAGGCACGGCCCACCGCCGCGCTGAATGCCGCCCTGAAGACATCGATGTCTGCGGATGAGGCGACAGCGTTTCTGGCCTCGCTGTCGGAAGAAGCGAAACCCGACGCGGCTGCCACCACGCAGCCCGGAGCAGGTGCACCCGCTGGCATGTTCACCGCCGCCATGGATGGCAGCACGCAGCCGAACATCGCCGCTGGCGCTGACGCCAATGACGATAACCAGGCAACCGATGTCGACAAGGACCGAGCGCTGATCCGCGGCTACGGCCTCGCCGGCTTCTCTGACAACAAGGAGTAAACCGCGATGGCAAACATTACGCCTCCCTATGCAGATCCCGGCCGCGCAGCGTTCGAGGAACTCGACACCTACCTGCAGAACCATCTGCTGGCAGGTTCTCACCCGGAACTGGCGCCGGCCTATTCGTTCCCGATTCCGCTGAACGCGAACTACGCGCAGTTCACCGTTCTCGGCCTGAATGCAACCGGTGAACTGGTGCCGGCCGTTACCGGAAGCGCCAGCCCTGACGATGACGTGCAGGCCATCGGCGTACTCGCCCACGCCGTCTCGCGCGGCGGTGCTGGCTCCCCGGCCGTCAACGGCCAGGTGTTCTACTCCGGCTGCTTTAACCAGGACGCGCTCGTATGGGACGACTCTTTCAGCACGGATGCGCTGAAACAGGCGGCTTTCCGTGGCGCGCCCACTCCCACCACCATCATCGTCGCCAAGCGCGCGTAAAAGGAGGCTTCAATGGTCGCTCAGACCCAACATCTCGAACTCTGGGACACCAGCCGCTTCCTTGGCGTGTTCCGCGACATCAAGCCCGATCCGCTCTACTGGACTCAGTGGTTCCCCTACGAACTGCGCTCCAACGACGAATGGATCGATTTCGAAAAGATGCCGGTGCAGGGCCGCAAGCTCGCTCCGTTCGTCATGCCGCTCGCTCGTGGCGAGTCGGTCTACGAAGACACTGGCACGGCTTTCCGCTTCAAGCCGGCGTACATCAAGCTGGAAGATGAAATCGACCCGCTCATGCCGCTCCGCCGTCGTGTCGGTATCGATGCGAACATGTCTCAGATGCCCGTGCAGCTTACACCGATGCAGCGCCTCACGCTCATCCGCGCTGCCATCGCCGAGAGTCATGTTCGTGCCATCAATCGCCGCTGGAACTGGATGGCAGCGACCGCGCTTCGCGATGGCAAGGTTACGATCTCTGGTGAAAACTATCCCACCACGCTCGTCGACTTCAAACGTGCAGCGAACCACACCATCACACTCGGTGCCGGCAGCCGTTTCGGCGAAGCCGGTGTCTCGATCGTCGACTTCTTCCAGTTGGTGATCGACCGGATGGCGACGGCAGACTTCGGCGGCGTCCCGGTTCGTGCGACCATGGGCGGCGGCGTATGGGCGATTATGCGCAAGGATCCGGAGTTCAAGGAACACCTGGACGTCAACATCAAAGGTGGAAACATCACCTACGAGCGCGGCCTTGTTTCCGGTGATCCCGTGTTCAAGGTGGGGGAAATGACGATCGGTGGCGGTTCTGGTCAGTCGATCGAGCTTTGGGTCGACAATTCGACCTTCGTCGATCCGGAAACCGGTGCCGCCGCGCGCTACATTGGCAACCACCAGATTCTCTTCACGAGCACGGCCGAGGCTGTCAGTGGCACTCGGGCGTTCGGTCGGATCATCGATAAGAAGGCCGGCTACGAAGCCTTGCCGATCTTCCCGAAGAACTGGGAAACGACGGGTGACGTTGAAGTCGAATACATCACCCACAAGTCGGCTCCGCTGTTCGTTCCGATCAACCCGAACGCGACTCTCTTGGCCAACGTCATCGCACCGTAACCAGCCGGCGGCGTCGGTCCAAAGAGCATGCGGCATCCCCTGCACGGGGATGCTTTTTCCAATCAACAGGAGACTGAGAAAATGGAATACGGTTTTACGCTTCATAGCATCCGTCGCAAGGACGAAGAGCTTCCCGTCGGCAAGGTCGAGAAATTCACCAACGCAGATTACAAAGACATGCTCCGTCTCGGCGCAGTTCGCGAGCCGACTGCCGACGAGATGAAGCTTTACAAGCTCGCCAACCCCGACGAGGAAATCGATCTCGACAGTGACGAGACCGGCGCCGACGAAGGCAAGTCGGGCAAAGGTAAGGGAAAGGGTAAAGCAGCCCCGACGAAGACTTCGGCAGCCGGAACCGAACCCCCTGCCTCGGGCGAGGGTACGACCCCTGCGGCTGGCGAAGGCGAAAGCGGAGCACTCGTCTGATGAACTGGCGGGAAAGGAAGCGAGACCTCCTGCTTCCAGTCCATGAAACTTTCTCGATTCCCGCGGTGTATCTCACCCACGCCGCGGGAATTCCCGTGCCCGTTAATATCCGGCTGCATCAACGGCCTGCCGTTCTTGAGGCGCAGCGCGAAGATGGAACTGGGCAGATTGTCGACATCGTCGACCGGGTCATCTTCACGGTCGCGGAAGTGACCAATGTGGTGACAAGCGCCTTCGTCATTCTCAGCGATTCCGAGGCGTACATTACCGGCCCGAGCCGCCCTGAACGGGAGGGTTTCGTATGGGTCGAAGTCCTGAACGCTACGAAAGCGGAACTGGCAAGTTTACTCGCTCAGGTCGACACCTCGGGCGACGCGTGGAGGGGTATCCCGCCATGGTCGCAGCAGTAATTGCCATTGAATTCGATCAGCTTTCGTTCGTCGACGAAATGACGAACACGACCGAACTGGCACTAGTCCGTGCACTTAACACGACAGCGACCCGCGACCGCACGAAATTCGCTCGTGCTGCCCGTGACCAGGTGGCATTTCCAGCGTCTTACGTTTCTCCTTCCAGCAAGCGCCTTTGGGTGAAGACGAAGGCGAAACGCAACGCGCTTGAGACCGTGATCGAGGGTAGGGGTTCAGCCACGTCGCTGGCCCGCTTCACGAAGCAAAAACCGTTGGCCGGTGGGCAGCGCCACAAGGGCGGAAAGATCAATGTGACGGTGAAGCCGGGGCAAACCCGGTCCATTCGCCGGGCATTCCTCATGCGCCTGAAGAACAACAACGCCGGACTCGCTGTCCGAACAGATGGATCGATGCCAAAGGGTGCATACAAGCCCCGGTCGTTGGGAAAGAACCTGTGGCTTCTGTATGGCCCCTCGGTCGACCAGGCGCTGCGATCGGCCTCCGATGGCGGAGGTATTTATGAGGAAATGACGCCTGAGTCGTTGGAATTCCTCGAAAAAGAGTTTTTCAGACAGTTGGAGCTGTTGAATGGCTGATCCTTTTCGCCTGCGGGCCATGAAGCAATTGAGCCTCTGTGTGAAGCAGGTCAATCCAGCGAACGACTGCGAATTCGATCTGTCCGATTTCGTGGATAGCGCTGGCCGCCCTGCGGAACGTGTTTTCCGCGGACGGACGCTGTTCGGTGACAACGATCCTCGTCCCATGGTCGTGCTGCTTGAGGATCCGCGCCCGGCCGACGCCGTAAACGGTACTTCAACATCGCCCGCAGCGGTAAATCAGTTCCGCGTGCTTATCCAGGGTTTCGTCGAAGATGATCGCGAACATCCGCTCGATCCGGCCTACAGATTGTCCGCCGAGATAATCAGGGCGCTGGTGCGTGCCAAGGCAAATCGCTTCGATATTCTCGGACTTGGAAACAAAGCGCCGTGCGTAATGTCGCTGTCGATTGGACAGCCCGTACATCGCCCACCGGACGACGAGGTGTCGAGCGTGGCCTACTTCCTCATACCCGTCACCCTCGGCCTTGTCGAAAACCTTGAGACGCCTTTCGCGTAGCATAAAATCACGTTATAGTCGTAATACTCAAAAGGAGAGCAATTCATGGACATGCAATCCCGCAATCTTACACTCCCGAGGGGCTCGCTGCTTTTCGCAAAGTACAAGCCCGGCACGCAGACACCCGGCCCGTTCCGCGAACTCGGGAACTGCCCGGAATTCACGCTCACGCGCGAGTCGGAGACCCTTCCTCACTACTCCTCGCGGCAGGGCCTGCGTCTGATGGATGAGGAAATCACCATCGAGTCTACGCTCACTGGCGCTGTGACGATCGATGACATGAAGGCTGAAAACGTCGCATATTTCTTCATGGGCGATGTCGCCAACGTCACTGTGACGGCCGGCACCAACCAGGTAGAACTGTTCGCTGATGTGAAGGCAGGCGACCTCTACCAACTCGGCTTCAGTGACGCCAATCCTTCCGGTGCTCGCAAAGTCACGACTGTTGTCGCTACCGACGGCGCTGCGACTACACCAGTCACCTTCGATGTCGACGACGATTACATCCTGGACGCGGAACTGGGTACGGTTTACATCCCCGTCGGTAGCGCTGCCATCGGTGGCGACCTTGAAGTGAGCTACGGCGTTGCGGCATCCACTCGCGAGCAGATCGCGGCAGGTGAAACACAAGTCGAAGGGGCCCTCAAGTTCATCTCGAACAACCCGGTCGGTCCCAACGCCGACATGATCTTCCCCCGAGTTCGCCTGTCTCCGAATGGTGACCTCAACTTGATCCTCGATCCGGAATCGAACGAATGGCAACAGTTGCCGTTGTCGATCAGCGTGATGAAGAAGGGCAATCAGGCGCTCGCGTATCGCGATAGTCGGCCTGCAGCGTAAGGGATCGACATGGATCAGTTGGAGACACTGATACTGCCGAGCGAGACCGTGAAAGTCGGGACCCAGTCCTTCGAAGTTCGCGGTCTCGCCCTTGCGCATATCACCCGCATCATTCGCGAGCATCGTAGCGTCTGCTCGGAGCTTTACACGAAAGCGATCGGTGGAGAGCTGACAGGAAGCGTCGAGGAGATCGCGTTAAGCATGGCGGATGATTTCGCACCGCTGGCCGCGATCACCATTGCTTGCGGAACCGGCAATCCGAAATCGGCGGCGAAGGCAGCGGACTTGCCGCTCAGCGTCCAGATCGAGGCTCTCGAGAAGATCATCAGTCTTACCCTCGTAGCGGAGGGTGGCCTGGAAAAACTCATGGAGATCGTCGTTCGGGCGATGTCAAGCGCGGCAAGCCTGACATCCCCGAAAGCCTGACGGACTGGGTGGAGGGTGTCCACCGCCAGGTGAGCTTGCTGCTCGACCACGGACACCCGTCAGCCTGGCTCTACCCAGTCAGTATGGTTTTTGCAGAGGCTCGCTTCGTGGTCGACAGGATCAACGCTCAGATGGCAAGCGAAGCAGCCCTTCTGCAAATGGCGATCTCCACAGTTCCAAATCAGAGCGTGAAGCCCGCCTCCACCAAGAAAGCCCTCAAGGCTTTCCAGTCGCAATTGAAGGTGCTGAACAATGGCGAGCCGTGAAAGAGTCGTCGAATTTGCCGTCAAGGCTCGCGATGAATATTCGAAAGTTCTCAGGAATCTTGAGCAGCGGCAGAAGCGCCTTTCAGCTTCGGCTGCTGCTCAGAATCGGCGTGCCGTCATCGGGGTTGCCAAAGGCGAGATCGAAACCGCCGTCGCAAATTACAAACGTCTCAACAGCGAGGTCGATCGCTACCGTGCTGTGCAGGCCAATGCCGCCCGCACAGGGGCTTTGTCCGCCGCGGAAATGCGGGAACTCGGCGATACGATCAAGCTGGTGCGCGATCGCTCTCGCGAAGCCATGGGAGCGCTGCAACAGAAACGCGCGGCGCTCCAGCAAATCAACGGTGAGGCTCGCGTAGGCTTCGCGAGTTTCAGCCGGCTTGCGACAGAGATGCAGCGCGGTGCCGTGGCGTCTACAAACGAGAGCGTTTCGCTCGTCAACACGACCGCAGAATTGAACAAGCTGACGACGGCGTCGAAGAAGGCTGCTGCTGCGCAGGGTTCGCTCGGTGACCGAATGGATTCCGTTACCAATGTGGGCGGCGGAAACAAGAAGGGGTCCCGAGCAGGTGGCGATCCCGAAGATATTCTGGTCTACGGTTTGCGCCCTTGGCAGTTGACGAACCTTGGCTACCAGGTCAACGACGTTGTGTCGGGTTTGGCAATGGGGCAGGCGCCGTTACAGGTGCTGGCACAGCAGGCTGGTCAGTTCGCGCAGATCTGGCCCAACGTCATGGTGACCGTCGCACGGTCTATTCCGCAGCTCGCACTGCTCGGCGTCGTTCTGGCCCCATTCATCTCCGCGGCCATGCGTCTCAAGGAAGCCGGCGATTCTGTCGAATACTTCCAGAAAAAGCTCGCTCTCTCTGCCGACGGTTATCGTTATACCGCCGAGGGACTGACCGAGATCACCGATAAGATCAAAGATATGGGTGTCTCGATCGACGACGCCCGTTCGCTGGTTGCCGGTTTTGCGTCTGACGGCATTTCCGGTGGCCGGTTCGCAGGTCTCGCGGACCTTGCCAAGAACCTCGATGCTGTGACCGGTGAAGGGGTTGTCGAAGCCGGCAGGAGGGTTTCGGCCGCGTTCAGAGGCTCGGTTGACGACGTACAAGCACTAGACGAGGAACTGAACTTCCTCACGGCCTCGCAGTACGAGCAGATCAAGGCGATGGACGCGAGTGGAAATCGCGCAGGTGCGTTGGCCATGGCGCAGGATGTCCTTCGCACTAAGCTCGAGGGAACAAAGACAGAGGCGAGCGACTGGGCGAAAGCGATCGATGAGATGCGCGCCGCGTGGGATGAGCTTGTCGGTGCGCTTGAGGACAGCGGCATCATTCAATTCGTGACGCGGGAAATCGATCGTTTTGGACGTGACGTGAAGAATTTCACGCGTGATGTCCGCACCGCCACCAAGGTTGTGCAGGGTGCCTTCGAAGACCAGAGTGTCGGTGACCGTATTTCTGAACTGCGGCAGGCCATCGCACTGGAAGAAAAGCTTCGGGAGGGAGGCATTGCAACCGGTTCGATGGGTATGAGCGGGGTTGATAATCTTGCCGAGATGAAGTCCGAGCTTAACGACCTGCTCGGACTTCAGCGGGAGATTGCCAAGGTTGAGCGTGAGCGGAACGTTGAAACTGCTGCAATGAGCGGTGAAACCGAGGTGCAGCAAAAGGCACAGATGAAAATCAATGCTGCCGTCGAAAAGGGTCTCGACAGTATGCGCGAGGAGGCTTCTGCGGTCACCCTCACCAACCGTGAGCGCTTTATCGAAGAAAAGCTGCTGAAGGCGCGCAACGACGCACTGGAACAGGCGAAAAAGCTCAATCAGGAATTCCTCGGCCTCACAAAGGAGCAAACCGAGGCCATCCGCCAGCAGGCCGGCGCGCTCTATGATGCGCAGAACCGGAACTTCGAGGCGCAGTACACGGCGGAGCGAGGCACGCCGCAAGGCCGGCAGATGGAGGAACTGATTGCGGCGACCGTCAAGCTTGCCGAGCAGATGGGCGTGAGCGCGAAAGATTTACTCACCGCTATGTCGTACGAGACAGGCGGAACCTTCGACCCATGGAAGGCGGGCCCCACGACGCAGAACGGTCAGCACCGCGGTTTGATCCAGTGGGGTGAACCTCAGGCCGCCAGATATGGAGTGACTGGTGAATCCACAATCTCGCAGCAGATCGAGGCGGTCGGAAAATATCTGGCAGATGCCGGCGTGAAAGCTGGTGATGGCTTGCTGCAGATTTATGCGGCCATCAATGCGGGCAATGCGAAAAACATCAATGCCTCGGACGCCAAGAACGGCGGCGCGCCTGGTACAGTCCTCGACAAGGTCTCCGAGCAGATGGGCGGTCACGAGGCGAGGGCGCAAGGGCTGCTCGCTGCGTATGCGGGAACCGTCGAACACGCAACCAAACTCGCACAGTTTGACAAGGATCGGGCGCTCGATCAGCAGGAGTATCTTACCGATTATCAGAAGCGCGTCGAGCAGCAGAAGTTCGAACTCGACCTGATGTCCAAGTCCGCCCGCGAGGCTGCTATTCTCAAAGCCGTTCGTGATGAGGAGAACCGGGCACGGGAAACTGGACTTCAACTGACGAAAGAGCAGCGCGCTGAAACGGAGCGACTGGCTGCGGAAGAATTTGACCGGAGCAACGTCAATCGCGAAGTGAACGAACTTCTCGAACAGCGTTCCCTGTTGCTTGAGCGCATGGATCTTGCGCAATCGAGCGGCGACCAATCGCTATTCGCGTCGACGGCTACCGAACTGGATAACGTAAACACGAGGCTCAACGAGGCTATCGCCTCCGCCATTGCCTTCTGGCAGGCGATGGGTGGCGAGGGTGCGGCCAACGCTATTAGTCAGTTGCAGAACATGCAGATTACGATTGGTCAGTCGACCGATCGCATGAAAACGCAATTCCTCCCAACAGCGGAAGACATTAACAGAGAACTGGCCGATGTCGGTAGCAATGCCTTCAGCGCCTTCGCCGAGGCAATCGCCAATGGTGAAAACAGCGCGGAAGCGTTCTTTAGCGCGCTTCGGCAGGGAATTGCCGAATTCCTGATCGATATCGGCAAGGCGATCGTGAAACAGGCGCTTTTCAATATGCTGACGGGTGGTAAAGACTCGGGCGGCGGCATTGGCGGAGCGATCGCTGGCGCGATTACAAGTGTCTTCGGCGCCAAGCATAGCGGCGGTATGGTCGGTGCTACGACCCAAACCCGTCGTGTTAACCCGATGGTTTTTGCCGGTGCGCAGCGATATCACGGCGGGGGTATCGTCACCGACGGCTTACGTCAGGGTGAAGTGCCGATCGTCGCCCTCGAAGGTGAAGAGGTTCTGACCGAGAACGATCCGCGTCATTCTGCGAATGGCGGCGGTGGTAAAGCCGTCAATCTGAAAGTGGTCAACGCGTTCAATCCTGAAGAGGTGCTGGAAGCTGCGTTGTCCAGCGTTGCGGGGGAACGGATATTGACCAACTGGATGAGCCGAAATCAGAACAAGGTCAACGGTGCTCTCGGTCGATAGTTCGTTGCAAAATTACTCTTAATATGAGAAATTCCCGCCAAACGAGGATCGGTTCGACACATGGCAGTCTTCCTCCCTTTCGTGCCCAACTGGCGTAACGGAATCCGGGATACCTACGAGTTCAAAACGGACGTGTTCACCACCCGAAACGGGAGCGAGCAGCGCCGGGCACTTCGCATTCAGCCACGGCGCGCTGTTGAAGCAACCATCCTTCTCGATGGTGAGCGGATGCGCAATTTCGCCGATGCGGTGAACCGGGCGCGGGACGGCAAGGTAGAGATTGCCGACTTCTCAGCGGAGCCTGCACTGGTAAAGAGCACCACGGCAGCCGGCGCAACGGTTCTATTGATCGAGTCCACGCCTCTGTGGCTGGCCAACGACGGAACCTATGTTCTGATGACGGGGCGCACGGCGGCCAAGGTGCAGATCGACTTCGTGGACAATGACACGGTAGTTCTCGTAAATCCGCTGCAAAAGCCGGTTGGCGCAGGTGCATATCTTCTTCCGTATTTACCCGCGCAACTCGCCAATTCGAATACGCTTTCACTCTATACCAATCAGGTTGCCACGGCTCCGGTAAAATTCGATGTCGAGCCGGGCTCAGTGGTGCGGACTCCGGACGACCTGCCGTTTGATGAAAGCGCCGAGGGCGACAGTGTCCAATCCTTCGGGCCAGCAGCTATTCTGTTCGGCCGCTATGTCCTCCTGCGAAAGCCGAATTATCTCAATCGACCACAGGTACAGTTCAACCTCAAATTCGAGACTGTCGACTATTCGCGCGGTGTCGTAAAAACCTTCACACCTGTTCCGCTTGTCTCCCGAACCTTGACGGCCACCTACATGGCGATGAGCCGTGCGGATGCGATGGCCATCCTCGACATCTTTGTGCGCTGCAAGGGCAGGGCGGGTGAGATTTACGTGCCGACGTGGGGGAGTGATTTCCCTGCCGCCATGAACGTGGCCGACAAGGTGATCCAGTTCGCCGGAACTGATTTCTATGATACCTACAACGAAGACCGCGCCCACGCTGCAGTCTTGATCCGCACCCGCACAGGGCAGCTTCTGCCTCGCGAAATTACGCTTATGGCGACGAGCGGCGGTAACACCTTCGTCGAGTTTCATGAGGACATCGGCGTCGCCGCGTCGGAGATCGAGCAGATTTCGTGGATGTTCGTCTCCCGCTTTGCCCAGGACAGCCTTACGATCGAATGGGTTACGAATACCGTAGCCAACATCAGCCTTTCGTTTGTCACCCTCGAAAACCTGGCGGCGGAAAGCTCCTACGGCAGCAACTGGATTCTGGCGACGGGATACTGGCGAGACCGCGGGCAGTGGGTCGACTCCGCAGTGTGGGAGGACTGAGATGCCTATCGGCCCTGTCGATCTCATCAAGAATGGCGAATCCGGCGCCAGCGTTCGCGCAAAACTCAATCTTCTATTACAGGGAGCGATTGACGGTTCCCTCGGCTCCGTCACGCCCGAAGACCTTGATGCACTGGTCGACACGATCGCGCCGGCACGTCCGAAAGACTTCAAACTTGATTCGACGCTGGTGCCATCCAATCTGGTGATCGGAACGTGGGCTCCTTCGCTCGAGGATGATTTTGCATACTACGAGCTGCAATTGAAGCAGGGTCTCGGAAGCTGGATCGGTTACCAGACCAGTTCGACCATGTATCAGGTTCCAATGATACCAAACACGGTCTACACCGGCCGCGTTTATGCGATCGACAAGTCAGGCAACAAGTCCGAGCCGAGCGTCGAATTCACGCACACCACCGTGGCAGACGAGATTCCGCCCGCAATGCCTGTGGGTCTCACTGCAAAAGGTGGTATCAATTCCACTTGGTTGAAATGGGGAGCCAGCACCGAAAGCGACTTTGCCAGATACGACCTCTTCGAAGCGTTGGAAGAATTCCCAGCGCCGACCGACACCTCCCTACCGTCGTTCACATCTCAAACCAATACATTTGTCATTGCCGGTCAGGATCCGGAGGTGACGCGCTGGTACTGGGTGCGTGCTGTCGATACATCCGGAAATACGTCTCCATGGTCAGCGCCGGCTTCGGCGACGACTACTGAAGTCAGAAGCGAAGTCAAAGCAACTTTGGTGGGCATCCTCTTCAAGCCGGGTGATCCACCCAACGGAAACCGGCTTACGTGGACAGCAGGGCAGATCAGCTTTGGGACCGATGGCAGCATTCCTGTTACGAAAAACATCCCTGCCGGCTATGTCGATTTCAGCGGCGCGACCGTCTACGTCTATTACATCCTCGACGACAATAAGTTTTCGGTCACCACGTCACTCGTGACGATGTACGCACAGGATTCAATCCTCATCGGCGTCTATCAGGGTGAAACCGACTATCAGGCCGTCGAAGGCAAAGCGTTCATCGATGGCGGCACGATCCTGGCACAGACGATTGGTGCAAACCAACTAGTTGCCAATCAGGCCGTCATTACCGGCGCGGCACAGATAGCTGAAGCAATCATCGAAAACGCCCATATCGTGGAATTGAGCGCAGCAAAGCTGATGGCGAACACTGCCTTGGCAGGCTCGATTACGGTCAGCGGGCACGCGCTCGGCGACGTGGCGGGTTACGCGAACGATCCTGCCGGCCGTATTAATCAGGCACTGACGCAAATTGACCCCGGTAAGATCCTGATTGCTGGCGGAACTTCGCTCGCGGACTGGCGCTCAGGCGGCGACAATACCAAAATCAACGGCGGCAATATCGCCACCAACTCGGTTCGAGCAAACGTTCTCGAGATTGGAGCCAGAGGGGTAACGGCGACCGGGATCGCATTCTCAGGAAACACGCCGACATCCAACCGTGTCAGTTGGACCGCTGGAACGATTACATATCTGGACGACGCCGGAGCTACGGTTGAGGTTGCTGTGTCGGAGAACCCTATCGGGGCGATGTGGACCGACGCGACGATTTACATCTACTGGGCGAAAGGCGCGTCTTCCCTATCGTCGACAACGTTACCTTCCACCGCTTTCGCCTCGAACAACATCGTTCTCGCCACGTATAAGGGTGGTCTTAACCTGAGCACCGACTATGGGCGAACCATCATCGACGGGCAAGGGATCAAGACCGGAACGGTTGGTGCCGACCAGATCGCAGCCAATGCGATCCGCGCGCAGCATATTGCTGCCGACGCTATTCAGGCAGGTCATCTCCAGGCAGGCGTCATCTCCACGGATAAACTTGCTGCAGGTGCCGTCACCGCTGCAAAGATGAGCGTCGGTTCTCTTTCGGCCATCTCTGCCATTTTGGGCTACGTCGACATTGGTGACGCGAACATAACCAGGTTGGTGGTTCAAGAGCACAACATAGCCACAGGTGCTGTCACTGCTGCTGCAACAGGAACAAATTCACTGACTATCGTGCACGGTCCCAAGGGTCCCGCGATCAGGGTCGACGTTTCTTTAGTGCTGAGCACCAGCAATACGAATTATACAATCTATCAATTTTGGAACGACACCGACGGCAATCTTGTAGAACAATTTCGACTCCAGGGTGCGCAGTCGACAACTATGCCAGCGTCAAGAGCCTACCTGTACACACCACCGGTCGGACGAACACAAACAACATTCAGGTTCGAGGCGAGCAACACTGATGGTGTCACCGTGAGTAATAAACTCATCACGGCTGTAGCCTTTAAAGCATGATGGAGATCGTCGATGTCATTTAATCAACGAGAGAACAGCCGATATAGCGGCACACCGGTCTCCCTCTATCTCATCCAGGGTGCTGAAAACTCCGCTGAGAGCGGGATGATCGGCCCTTACGGTTTCAACAATGGTGAAACGATCATCAACCGGAAGATCGGCGTAAACGATCTCGGTCAGGATATCATTCTCCCGTTCTACCCTTGGCCGATCAAAAACAGCGCGATCACCCATGACGGCACGCTGGACAAATCAGATGTGACGATCTCCATGTCACTCGGTAGCGAAATCGATCAGTTGTTTCTGGCATATCCGCCGTCACAGGTCGTCAACCTGACGATTTTCGAGGGGCACGTAGGCGATCCCGTGACCGAAGAAAACTACCCGGCTCTTTGGCTTGGTCGCATCCTCGGTAGCACCTACAAGAAGAACGAGATCGAACTTTCCTGCCAGCCCGTCTCAACCTCGTTGAAGCGACCGGGGCTCCGTCGAAATTATCAGATCGGCTGCCCTCATGTCCTCTACGGTTCGCAGTGCCGAGCGAGTCGCGCAGCCGCCACGGTCACCCGCTCGGTAACAAACGTGACTCGCAACCAGATCATGGTCGATGCGTGGTTGGGTGCCCAGTTTGGACTTTACATCGGCGGGCTGCTGGAATGGACGAACTCGGATACTGGCGTTCGAGAACTGCGCACCATTGCGAACGTGATTAACGACAGCGGGACCAGTGTGCTCATCGTTCGTGGCATTGCCCGAGGGCTCGCTGTCGGAACCCAACTCTCTGTCATCAGGGGATGCAACCGGCAAATGAGCGGGTGCAATCAGCACAACAATATTCATAACTATGGCGGGCAACCATTCATTCCGCTTGAAAATCCGCTTTCCTCCAAGAACCAGTTCTACTAGAATTACTCACTAAACGTGAAACGCGCGAAAAGTGAGCCATGCCCCTTCCTTTCCTGGCATCATTTCTGGTCCAGCTTCTGATCGGCGTAGGCTCGATGGTGATCGGCTACCTGATGATGCCGAAAGCTGCCACCTCGCAACCTGATGAACTTCGGGACATGGATGAGCCGACGGCCGAAAGCCGTCCCATACCTGTGGTGTTCGGTGAACTTGATGTCGCCCCTAACGTGCTGTGGTGGGGCGATAAGGCGACGACCAGTAGAAAGGTCTCAGCTTGAGCGAGTCGGACCCCATCGTCACGATTAGCGACATGCGACCCTTCTTCTGCGTGAAGGGTGTTCGCAAGGCGTTCGTGACGGGCGGCGGCGATTTCGAACACTTCCTGAAAAATGGCATGCCGGCATCACAACTGCGCGGTAAAGGTTTCGACGCTCAGCTTGATCGCGTGCTCGACGCCATCCGAGCGAGGTCGTCCTGATGGGAATGGGCGGCAAGGGCGAAGGTAAAGTTGAAATCTTCGAATACACCATGGGCCTCCACATGGGTATTTGCGCCTATGGTGACGGCCTGACACTGGTCGCCGCAAAATACAACGACAAGGAAATCTGGCGCGGCGGACTGGTTGACGAGGGTACAGTGCCGGTGAACCGGCCCGATCTTTTCGGGGATGTGAAAAAAGAGGGCGGCGTCAAAGGCCTTTTATGGTGGCTGCCCGGCAAAGCGACTCAGGTCATGCCGGAGTCGCTGGCAGCGCGTCTCGGGTTAACGAGCGCGACATGCCCCGGTTTCCGCGGGCTCGCCAGCGTCTTTCTTACCGGTATCGCTGATGTATGGGAAGGCGCTTATCAAGGGCTTGTCAACGCGTTGAACAATCAGCCGTCGGCATTCAAACGCGGCTTCTATCTGGCGGCAAATAACCCGTATCTGCGTGCCTTTTCTTTCCGTGTCCGTCGCGCTCCGATCGGTCTCAATCCGGCCCTCGCATTGATCCAGGTCGACAATGATTCCCTTGGAAATCCCCAGTTTGCCGCCAATCCAGCTCACATCATTTACGAATGCCTGACGAATCAGGACTGGGGAATGGGCGAGTCGCCGGGCGTTATCGACAAACCGTCTTTCGAGGCAGCAGCCCAACTTTTTCACAATGAAAAGCTCGGCATGAGTTTGATCTGGACGCGTCAGAGCGAGATCGAAAAATTCATCGGCGAGGTCTGCAACCATGTTCAGGCTGCAGTGTTCGTGAAGCCCTCGACCGGCAAGCATACCATCAAGGCGCTCCGCGGCGACTACGATGTCGACTTGCTGCCTGTGATTGACCCGAGCAACGCCGATCTTTCCAGTTTTGCCCGCAAGGCATGGGGCGAACTGGCGAACGAGATCGTCGTCACGATGACGAACGCCGAAACTGGAAAGACTGAAACGATTACCGTTCAGGATCTTGCCGGCATCGCAGCAGAAGGCGGAATCGTAAGTTCATCGAGAAACTACTACGGTTTCACCTCGAGAACGGCGGCGCAGTATGTGGCCGAGCGTGACCTTGCTGCGTCTGTGAATCCGATCGCCACATGTCAGGCTCAGGTGACGCGGCAGTTTTGGGACTCGGTCAGCAGTGACGTGGTGGTTTTGTCGTGGCCCGAATACGACATCGAGCGGATCGTCTTCCGGGTTTCCGAGGTCCAGAAAGACAGTAACGTCGTTACGCTCGATCTTTACGAAGACATCTTCGGGCTCGATCTTGCCAGCTACCTTGAGTCTGACGACACGGCTTGGGTAAACCCGTCGCAACCGCCGACACCTGCTTCCTACTACCAGATCGGCACGGCTCCAGCGTTCATGGTCGCCGCCGCACTGAAACTCAACGATCCTTCCGAACTGGAATATCCGGAGGCGCTCGCCGCCGTCACGGTCGGTGCCGACAGCGATGATGACGTGAACTACGATCTTGTGACCTACGTCACGGACGTGAACGGCACGACCAAACGTTCATCGATTGGCACCCGGCCGTTCTTCGGCACTTTTGCGCTCACCACTCCGCTCATTGCCGAGTCGCAAAGCCAGTTGACCTCGTTGCCGGGATTGCGCGGCGGCGTTCCATCGGCTGGCGATTTTATTCTCATTGGGACCGGGAACGACGAATACACGGAAATCTGCACGGTTCAGACTGCAGACGCGCTCGGATATCTCTTGAACCGTGGAATGCTCGATACCATCCCGAAGGCGTGGCCTGTCGGAACACGCTGCTTCATCATTCCGGCCGACTCCATCATGGTCGACCCGACTGTGAGATCGGTGTTCGAGAGCACGTCCTACTGGCTGCTGACCAGAACGACAGCCGGCGCTCTTCCGCTGGCGGATGCTCCGCAGTTGAATATCTCGATCACACCGCGCCCGTATCGCCCCAACCGGCCTGCCAACGTCAAGATCAACGGTGTGGGTTTCGGCGCGGTCGATGCGCGAGCCGCATCCGAGCTGTCTGTAACCTGGTCGAACCGGAACCGTATTCTTGAGTCGACGCAGGCTCTGAAATGGAACGAGGCTGACGTTGGAGGCGAAGACGGTCAGACGACGCGCATCGATGTTCGAACGACGACCGGAACTCTGATCGTCAGCTATCCCGGTTTGACGGGCAACAGTTTCACCATTCCGCTCAGCGAACTCGGCACGAACGTCAACTCGACGATCACAGTATCGGCCGAGCGTGACGGCTATCGTTCCCTCCAGGCACACACGCTGGCGGTTCAAATCACACCTCGCGATGCGATCATATTGTCCGGTGACGAGAGCGGCTATCTCCGTCTGTCGGGCGACGAGAGCGGACGCATTCTACTTTCAGGAGACGCCTGATGGCCGACAAGGAACTTGGAGCATTATCGCCGATCGAGACACTGCTTGCGGCGGCGTTGTTTCACACTGTGCAGCAAGGGAATAGTCGAAAGGTCACGGCGCAGCAGATTGCTGACTTTGTGAACGGGAACTATCCGGCGTTCATTCAGACGCTTCTGTCGGCGCAGGATGCCGATGACGTCTATGCGGCTATCGGCGTGGCACCCGAGGCAGAAACTGCCACAAACGCAGAGAGGTTTGGTGGCCACTTGCCATCGTTCTTCGCCGCTGCACAGGACGTGGCAACAGCGTTCGAACAGCTCTCCAAGGCCGATGTCGGTCTCGGAAATGTCGACAATACTTCTGACCTCGATAAGCCGGTCAGTACGGCACAGCAGACAGTGCTTGATCAGAAGGTGGCTGGGCCGGCAGATGCTGTCATTGATGGAATGTTTGCAGGTTTTGACGGCACGACCGGCAAACTTCTGAAAATGCTGTCTGCCGTTCAGGCGCTTACCGCGCTCAAGGCTGTCGGCGCTTATGCCAAAGACAATATTCTGGGAACAGTGTCGCAGGCATCCGGCGTTCCTACCGGGGCAGCTTTCGAGTCGGGAAGTAACGCCAACGGTCGGTACTGGCGACATGCGGACGGTTTAGAGATATGCATCAAGTTCGTTACGGTCGCCAGTATCTCCATCGGTGCCGGAGGGTTTCAGACCTATTCGCTCGGGACTCACGCTGCGGCTTTCGCTGCGACACCCCTTGAGGTTCCGGTCTACGTCGGCGACAACTCGCTCCTTGCTAACATTGGCCTTGAGAGTGTCACCAGCACATCTGCGGGCAATGGCGTCCTACGAAACAACCTCAACGAAGCCCGCACGTTCAACGGTTCTATCGGCGTCCTCACCGTAGGTAGGTGGTTCTAATGAAACTTTCTTTCTCTCCCATGCGTCGGGACGATGCGCTGACTGTCATCAAGGCCGACGATGTCCTGACGATCAACGGCGATGCATTCGACTTCTCCAGCCTGCCGGATGGCGCGACTATCCCGGCCAGCGAAATCCCGTGCGAATGGATCGTCGGTGCCGTCGAGCGCATTGAGGGCGTGCTACATGTCACCCTTATCTATCCGCACGGTCCCGATCCCTCTGAAGCTGTTGCTTTCCCTCAGCCAATCGAAAACCCTGCGGATGGCTATATTCCGCTGCCAGAGTACGAGGACACGACCGATGTGGACGCCTGACCCTTCGAAGATCATAACGGCGCAACAAAAAGCCGAGTTGGCGCTTGCCGCCTTGGAGGCGCAGTTCTCCGGTGTCATTCAATCCCATATGGACGATACGGCGCGGTCGCGGCGGTATGATGGCATTCACGCTGCAATTTCGTACCGCGATGATCCTAATCCGCAATACGCCGCCGAGGCGCAGGCATTGTTCCTCTGGCGCTCAGCGGTCTGGACTTACTCGTATGCCGAGTTGGACAAGGTTAAAACCGGCTTGCGGGGAATCCCATCACTTGAGGATTTTATAGCCGAACTCCCTCATGTGGTTTGGCCTGATCACCAATAAGGACTTCCCATGGCTTCCTACATCGACTCACTGAAACGACAGAACACCTTCCTGCAGTCGGAAATCGAGCGTCATGCGAATGCGTGCGATGCACTAGCTTCCGAACTGGAACTGGCAAACCGCCAGCGCGACGCGCTTCAAAAGCAACTTGAGGACATGCTGAACGATCAGACAGAGCTTCCTTTTGATGTTCAAAATTCCTCATAAAAGTTGTAATTTAGGGTGATGTTGTGTATTTCTCATCGGGTCCACATCCGTTCCCGAGGATTAATCCATGACAGCAGTGTCCGTCTCTCAGGTCCGCGCCGCAGCAAAGGGGCGCGTTGACGAAAGCAACCTGAATTCTGTCATGATGGCGCTGTCGAAATACGGCCCTAGCGCCGGTTTGGACCTTCCACACCGAACCGTTCCCTACCTTTCCCAGTTGATGCATGAGAGCGGATCATTCCGCTATGACCGCGAGATCTGGGGCCCGACGCCGGCACAAGAGCGCTACGACACCCGAACTGACCTCGGCAACACGCCCGAGAAGGATGGCGACGGTTACAAAAACCGTGGTCGCGGCCCGATCCAGGTGACCGGAGCCCACAACATCCGAACCTTCTACCAGTGGTGCAAGCGGAAGGGCTTCAACCCGCCCGACTTCGTGAAGAACCCCGACCTGATCAACACCGATCCGTGGGAAGGGCTTTCGGCGATCTGGTACTGGGACGAAGGTAACCCCGACGGCAAGAGCCTCAATCGCTACGCAGATCGTAACGATCCCGAAATGATCACCCGCCGCATCAACGGCGGCCTGAACGGCTTCGCGGATCGCCTCGACTATTACACGCGCCTCGGCCTTGTCGTGCTCGGGTTCAAAGTCACCGATATCATCGGCCTGCAGAACGCCGGGCAGAAGACGGGCCACTACAAGGGCAAGCTTGACGGCCTCGACGGTCCGCAGACGCGTGCTGCCATCCACCTGATGCTCGTCGACCTGTCGCCGAAGTCCGAGGTTGTGCAGGTCAAAGCGGCTCCCGTCGTCGAGGAAAAGCCGGTTCCGGTCACACCGCCGAGCCTTGATGCGCCGTGGTGGAAGTCGAAGGAAGTCATCGTGCCGGCCGTAACGGGCGGTGGTCTCTCCTCCGGTCTGGCTGCCGTTGGCTCAATGCCGTGGCAGAACCTCGCGCTGATACTCCTCGCGTTCGGCCTTGCTGGTGCATTCCTGCTCTGGCGCAAAAAAACCGACGCAAAGGCAGTTTCCGAGCAGGTGCAGGGGATGGCGTGATGGCGGAAGTCAGAACTGATCCGGTAACGGCCACCTATTGCGAAGATATCGAGGAGGTCAAAGCTACAGCAGGCGCTTTCGAGTTCTTCGTCGATCGCGATCAGAAGGTTGCGGGGATGGTTTACTCCTGCCCCTGTGGATGTGGTCGAACCGGCGCGCTGAACTTCCGTCCACATCCGTCGCCGTCGTGGGAGTGGAATGGCGATCGCGAAAAGCCGAACCTGACACCGAGCGTCCACCATGTTGGCCACTGGCACGGCTTCCTCACCGATGGCGTTTGGAGATCGTGCTGATGTTTGGAATCACCGACTATCTCAAACTGGGTATCGGCGCCGTCGTTGGCGCAGCGCTGATGGCTGTGCCTGCATGCTCATACGGGCAGCTTCGGGAGCGGGAAGCCGCTAAGGCCGAGGCAGCGAAAGAAGCTCTCAACCGCATCACCAAATTGGAGAAAAACGATGCTTCGTTCCGCAAGCTTTCGTCTCGCGAGCGTTGTCTTGCTTTCATGCGTGACAGCAAGTTGCCAGACGGCAACTGCGATTAATGGAAGCGGGTATCAGCACATCGGCTTTTCCGATCCAGAGGCTGCACGCCTCGCGTCGCAGGATCCGACGGCCGGCCCCGCTATCTACTCCAACAACCGCCAGTGCAGCCAAGACGCTGCCTGCCGCAAACAAGGGCAGGGGAGTTAACATGGAACCTGGTTATCATGGCACCGGGATGTGGGTGAGAATTCAACATCGCTTCGGGCCACGGATGATGGAGTGGTTCATGGCAGGCCACTTGATTGCCTTCGGGTGGGTCCTGTTGCTTCCGTCGCAAACCTTCAACCAGCCGGCTTTCATGGGCTTCAATGAGATTGTCCCGTCAGAGAATTTCCTTGGCTGGATCATGTTCGTTATCGGCTGCCTCCGCATCATCGGTTTGGTGATTAACGGAGCCAGAAAGACCGTCACACCGCAGATCCGGCAGATTTCGGCCGGAGCCGGTTGTTTAGTTTGGGCTGGCATCGCATACGCTTTTGCATCTTCCGGGGTCATCAGTACGTGGATCGCCATCTATCCGCTCTTCGCTGTAGGAGAGCTGGTCAACATCCATCGTGCAGCGCATGACCAGGGAGAGGTTCGCAATGGAAAGATTGGCTGAGCTTCCTCCGCTCGCTCTCGTCGTCTTTGGCGCTACGCTGGCGATCATTTTCGCCGTGCGTCATCTAGGCATTCTTGCCGGCGCGAAAGCTACTCCCGAGAAATCTCAGGCCGCAGCGCAGGTTGCTGCGGTTATCGTCGATCCCACCGCGCTTAACAACGCGACGAAAGCGCTCGATGCGCACACCGACGCAATCATGGACATGACTGAAGTAATGAAAGAAGCCGGCCGCCACTGGGGTCACATGGCAACTGAGATGGATCGCATTCGCGAAGAGTTGCGAATTCACCGGGAACTGGCACGCCGCACGTAGGTCACGCTCAGATATCCGATTTTCCTAAATGCGCTTCACACATTTCGGTTCGATGCTGTAAACAGGCATTTCGAATTCCAGAAAACCTGTGCAGGACGTGACATTGGCCGAAAAGACCGGATTGTTCATCAGCTTCGAAGGCGGCGAAGGCGCCGGCAAGTCGACGCAGATTCGCATGCTTGCAGAGGCGCTTCGCGGCCGTGGTTTCGAGGTGGTCGTGACGCGTGAGCCGGGTGGCTCGCCGGGTGCGGAGGCTGTCCGGCATGTGATCCTGTCGGGTGCGGCCGAATCCTTCGGCGTGCGCATGGAAGCGATCCTGTTTGCGGCTGCCCGCAACGACCATGTCGAAGAGGTCATTCGCCCGGCGCTCGCGCGCGGCGAGATCGTGCTCTGCGACCGGTTTCTCGATTCTTCTCGCGTTTATCAGGGCACGACCGGCAATCTGGAGCCGGAATTCATCGAAACCCTGCAACGCATCGCGATTGACGGCGTCGTGCCCGAACTGACACTGATTTTCGATATCGCCGCCCAAAAGGGGCTCGCCCGCGCCAGAAAGCGTGCGGATGAGGGTGCTGCGCCTGATCGGTTCGAGAAAGAGGAAATCGAAACCCACGAGAAGCGGCGGGAAGCCTATCTGGATATTGCGCTCGCCGAACCGCGTCGCTGCCGAATTGTCAATGCCGACCAGCCGGAAGGAAAGGTGGCGGAGGATGTCCTGTCCTTCGTCGAGCCTTTGCTTGAACAGCTGGGAACAGCAGCGGGCGCGGCGCATGAGTGAGGTTCAGGGCGTTCTCGACGGCGCGATTGCACCGCAGCAGAACACGAAGCTTTTTGGCCATGACGAGGCGGAAGCGTTTCTCGCGCAATCCTATCGCTCCGGCAAGGGCCATCACGCCATTCTGATCGAGGGGCCGGAGGGGATCGGCAAGGCGACGCTTGCCTTCCGTTTTGCCAATCATGTGCTCAGCCATCCCGATCCGTTGCTGGCGCCGGATTTTCTTGCCGATCCCGATCCGCAATCGCTGGTCAGCCGGCAGATCACCGCAGGCGCCTCGCATAATCTCCTGCATCTCACCCGTCCGGTGGACGAAAAGACCGGCCGCGTGAAATCAGCCATCACCGTGGATGAGGTGCGGCGGGCAGGGCACTTCTTCTCGCAGACCTCGGGCACCGGCAACTGGCGCATCGTCATCATCGATCCCGCCGACGATCTCAACCGCAATGCCGCGAATGCGATCCTCAAAATACTGGAGGAACCGCCAAAGCGGGCGATGTTCCTCGTCCTGTCGCACGCGCCGGGAAAATTGCTGCCGACCATCCGCTCGCGCTGCATGCCGCTCAGGCTCCTGCCGCTTTCCGACGCGGCCATGGTGCAATCGCTCGATCATCTCGGCATCAGCCCATCCGGTGAAAAACGAGATGCCCTGCTTGCCGCCTCCAAGGGCAGCGTCGCGCAGGCGCTCAAGCTGCTGAATTACGGCGGCTCGGACATCGTCGAGGCCTTTGCCGAGGTCATGGGAGCCGAAGGGCCGGGCGCGCGCAAGCAGATGTACAAGCTTGCCGAGATTCTCGCGCAGAAGGACGGCGACATCGTCCTCGGCTTCTTCATGGAGCATGTGACGGAAGAGCTGATGGAGCGCGCAAGAGCGGCGGCGATGGCGGGCGATATCGCGGCGGCGGAAAAGCATGCGCGGCTTTCCTCGGCGCTTTCGGAACGCATCAGCGTGGCACAGGCCTATAATCTCGACAAGAAGCAGATGGTGCTTTCCATTCTGGAAGATATTCGCGGCGTTTGAGGGCGGGCGCAACGCCTTCACCGTCGCCGCTCCGGTGTAACGAAGAGTCAATGTTTCTGGCGCAGGCTCTCGCCAATGACGAAAACGCCACGCTCTCGATCTAAACCTCTCCTCCGCAACGACGTGAAGCCAATCACGTCGCGTCCGATCCGCAAGCGTAACAAGTCGCAGCCGGCATTGCCGCTCGATCCGATGCCAGGGCGTGTCGACCCCGCTCTTGCGCTGCTGAAACAGAAGCCGCCTCGCGGGGACAAGTGGGGATGGGAGATCAAGTGGGACGGGTATCGTCTGGCGGTTCACAATGAACCCGGTGGCGTCAGGATATTTACGCGAGGCGGCTACGACTGGGCGGCCAGATTCCCGGCGATTGCCGAAGCGGCTAAGGATTTGGGCCCGGCATCATTCATAATCGACGGTGAAGGCGTCGTCCTTGACGAACAGGGACGCTCGGACTTCAACGCGTTGCAGAACAGCCTCGGTGCGTCGGGTGCTCGGAGCGGGGGCAAGAACGCAGACCATGCGATCCTTTACGCGTTTGATATTCTCTATCTTGACGGCAAAGACCTCCGCGACGAGCCTTACAGCGTGCGGCGGCATCTGCTCGAAGAGATGTTGCAAGGCTACGAGGGAGCGATCCGGATTTCCGAAGAATTGCTCGATGTTGATCCCTCCGACCTTTTACGCCATGCGTGCGGCCATGGGTTGGAAGGGATTGTCGGCAAAGATCGCACGGCCGCCTACCGCAGCGGCCGAACCGGCGACTGGGTGAAACTGAAATGCGTTCAGTCGGAAGCCTTCTTTATAGTTGGCTACGAACCGGACTCTTTAGGCGGTTTCTCATCGTTGCTGCTGGCTGGTTACGATGGAGATGGGCTGCGCTATGTCGGTAGTGTTGGCACCGGATTCAAAGCCCGAAGTGCCGCAGAGTTGCAAAAACTGATGGTGAAACTTCCGTGGCGAAAGAAAACGCCTCCGGTATCGTACAGCGGCCGACGGAAAGTCGTTTGGTTGCAGCCCACTTTAATTGCCGAAATCGAATTCCGCCAATTAACGCCGGACAAAAAGCTTCGGCATGCTGCCTACAAGGGCCTGCGCGAGCGTCAGGATAACGCTGACGTGTATCGGCTAGACTAGCACAGGGCCTCGGCCATAGCCTGGGCAAAGCCGATCTCAACACCTTCCCATTTGCCGGCTTCGACCTGCGCTTGTAACACGCGAGAAAGGTGGAGCGGATTTTCCGTAGCCATCATCACAGAATGAAGCTGCGTGAAATATAAGCGACCAGCGTCGCAGTCAGCCTGATAATCGTTGGTGCGAACCGGCGTCCATGGATGCAGCCGGCCTGCGTTTGAGACGACAAAAGGAAGCTGTTCAAAACTCATTACATTCATTGTTCCACTCTCACATTAAGTCGCTCAGGTCGACGTTTTCACCGATCAAATCTGACAAGTAGGAATTTAATCCTTTTCTTTTAGGATGTGAACATACCGTGAACAAGTTTTCATCAAGTAGTTCATCTGAAAGCAACATTTTTTGGTTGCAATCGTTAATCTCTGGAAACCTGCGTCCTAAAAATTCGACGTATTCAGTTTCAGCTTCCATGAGGATACAGTCAAAACCTTCGCGCCTGGCAGCCTCCGCTGTGGTTCCGGAGCCGGCAAATGGATCAAGCACGATGCCGCCCGGTGGGGTGATGTGCCGGATCAGGTTTTGCATCAAGGCGATGGGTTTTACAGTGGGGTGAGCGCCAACGGGTTTACCGTTTTCATCGACCGGCAGCAGGTGGTGGGCTCGATCAGCTTTACCGGCTTTGCCGTTGTAGATGAGAGCCTCCCCACGGTCGTCACCGATCAGGCCGGCAAGCTTTGCGAACTCGTAATCCTCGTCACAGAGCGAGAACTGGTGGAAGAAGCGTGTCGCGGATGTCGCGCCGTTGCCCGGAAACATTTCGACCACTTCCGGAGACCCGTCGAGTATCAAGTTGGAGGGATGTCTGCCGACGGGGTCGTAATTCTCGCGATCCTTGTCGAACTTGCCGTAGACAAGGTTCGTCATAGCCCCGCTTCCGAAATCGGCGTGCTGGTTCTTCTTCTTCGTTTCCTGTTCGTCGTCGCTGCCAGCGAAATCGACGCGGCAACCATCAATGTTGACAGCGCCAACGCCGTGTTTCAAGAGGTTTGCGGCGCCGTTCTTTTCACTGAACGGCTTCTGGCCGAGGTAAATGGGTTCGAGTGCTGGCTTCTGCGCCTGAGTACCGTAAGCCCATCCTTCCCATACCGCCGCTTCATCTGAACCAGGGACATAGGTGCCGGGCTGATACTCCCGGCCGTTGTCCTTGATCCAGCTTCCGTCCCGGTTCTGGTCTGCGCCGGGAATCATACGCTTGACCGGATTGCCAGCAGCGTTGAAATGTCCTTCGACACCTAAGTGTTTATCGATGGCCTTGTCGGCTGCATGCGCCTTCGGAAAACCCGAGCCAAAGCACCATCCGTGCATCGGGTGCATGATGAAACCGGCCATCTCCATGGCGCAGGCCTGCCAATGACCGGTGCGGCTCCCGCTGAAAGCGAAGACATAGCCGCCCGGTAACAGGATGTCGTAAATCAGCTTCCAGAACTCAGGATCGCGCTCGATACCGGTGCCGTCCCACGCGCGGCCCATGAAGCCGCCAGACAGCCGCGCGAAGCTCCCATCGTTCTTCTCACGGCGAGCAGGGGCTGAGCCTTCTTTACCGAAACGCTTCTGGATCGACACCAGTCCATACGGGGGGTCCGTCACAACTGAGTGGACGCGCACGCCCTGTGCAATCAGGCGACGTAACGAGGCGCGATTGTCGCCGGGATGAAGCGTGATGTTCGTCATAGGAATACTTTCAGACCAGAAGCTCGTCGGATGTGTCGACGGTCGTTTTGGGGCGCAGAGCCTGAAGCAGGACGCGGCGCAGTTTCTCAGACGGAGAAGCCTCGGGCGCGAGATCGTCGACAACGAAGCTGTTGTGATCGCGACCCATGCTGACAAGGTTGCCGTTTCCACCCATCTTGCTGTTGAAGATGCGGATGGAGTGCCAGTCGCCGTTGGACATGGCGAGGTCGATCAGCTCTTCAAGAGACATTTCCTCGATCATACCAGCAACTCTTCTTCAGACGGGTTGGCAGGTGCAACGAAAGCCGGCATGTCGCGAGTTCGATGGCTCGGCGGCAGCAGCTTGACCGCCTCGAAGATCGCCTGATCGAGATCCGCGATATGTTGGGTATCGGTTTGCGATGCGTCTTGAGAGATCGCCCACAGCGCGGCGATCGCTTCATAAGCGGCGTCGAGCTGGCCGCGCAGGAAAGCAACTTGAATATAGTTGTCGCTGGCGGCCATGTGTCACACCAGCAGGTCGTCGGGGTCGGTGGTCGATTTGACGGCCCGAAGCTCATCGACCTGAATGTCGTCGAGATCAAGATCGCCTTCAACCACAACGGCTGTAAAGGACGCAGCGCCAGGGCTGTCGAACCCTTCAAGCTTGCCAGTGGCCGCGTCGAAAGTCAGACCGGTTTCAGCAGCCTTGCCACCCGGAAACACACGGTCCAGTTCTTCGAGGAGAGGGGTCTTCTGCAGCACGAGCGTAACAGCCTCGCCGCCGATGGTTACGATGGTGAAGGGGCTACCCTTCGTCTTGCGGATAGCACCGCGCAGTTCGCCAAGTTTCATTTGTCGTCTCCGATGTTGGGATCAGGGGTCGAGGGTGATCATGCCGAGGGCGGCAAGATACGTGTCGAGGATCATTTCCTCTTCGGCGAGTTCATCAGCATCGCGTTTTCGACGGGCGATGATTTTGCGGATCGCTTTGGTGTCGTAACCGCGATGCTGATGAACTCGCCGTAGACATCTTTGATGTCACCCTGGATCGCTTTCTTTTCCTCTTCGAGCCGCTCAATCCTCTCGATGATCTGACGCAATTCTGCGGAAGCGACAGTCTCGCCGCTGTTGTGTCCGATAGACATTTCGACTCCTAATTATTGAAAGTCACGTTAAACGTGAAATAATGACGCGTCAAGTTGGGTTACGTCGCAACCACGTATTCCATCGAACCGAGACTTTTGAATTCGTCGCTCGTTTCCTCCACCGACGTAGAGGTGTAGGGTTCGACGCCCTCAGGATACTTGTCGAACATCTCGGCAACGACGCGCTGGAGCTCGACACGAAGTGCTTCCAGGTTCGCTTTCGGCGGCCGGTCGTCGTTCAACTGCTGTTGGATCATCGCGTCGCGCAGAACCACGAGGCTGCTGATCGCTTTGGTGATGTGGGACAGCTTGCTGTCATCGTCGATGTCTTCGCCTTCCCACCACTGCATGATGTGGCCCATCGCAGCGTCGACGTAGACCGAAGCTTTGACGCCTGAAACCCGGTAGTTATGCCGGCCGTATTTGGCCGCGCCTTCCAGCATGGCGACGCCGACTTCACACATGACGGTCATCGGGACGGTGGCGAACTGGCGCCACTTCTTGATGCCGATACCGTCCTTAGGGTTTGTTTCTTTCGTGCTCATGGTCGGGCCTCCTCTGTGAGGGAAGTCCGGACGCGGTCATATGCCTCCCATGCGGATTCGTTATGGACCGGCTGAACATCGTGCTCGACGCCATCGTGCATGCGGACGGTGACATAGCCAGCGTCGTACTTGCACATGATGCTCTGAACGTATCGGGGGTTGATGCTCGCGGCTTTTGTGATCTCGACGAGTGCCATGGAAATCACCACTTCTTGCCGTTTGCAGCAAGCCTGGCTTCATTCTTGTGGTCGGCACGGACGGCATTATATGCGCGCTTTTCGGTCACTGCGCCGTTGACATCGTAACCAAATTTGGCAGCGTAAGCGTCGATCGTTGCGAGGACGCGTGTGATCTCGATACCAACGCGAACGTGCCAGTTGGAATCGATCAGGTTGCCGACGCCTGTGACAAGGCGCGTGATCGCGAACAGCGCCTCGGCGCGGTTGTCGCTGAGATCGATGGTGAGCCCTTCCGGATTGACGAGCTTGTATCCGCAGCCGCCAGCGAAATCGAAGAGCCTGATCTTTGCGTCGGCCAGTTCCACTTCCGCCATTTTGCGATGGGGCAGGTGATCGTCCATCAGGTCTTTCCGCTCGCCTTCCATGGCCTCGGAAAGTTCGCTGACCACGAGCATCAGCATTTCGCCCTTGTTCCGATCGAGGCGCTCGCCTGTTGCCGGGTCACGCCACCAGTGGGCATTGGAAGCGTGGATTTCGGCGGCGAGGGTGTTTAAGTCTGTCATTTCCACTGGTTCCTCATCTTACGTTTGTTGCTGCTTCGCCCAAGGTGGAAGAAACCGCAGAATTTGCATTTGTAGGGTGGTGCTTTCGGATATCGCTTGCGGACCGCGGCGACGACGTTCCCGATGAACTTCTCTTTCCCCTGACACGCAGACTCCCAAGTCGTGTCCTTGCTTTCCCTCATAATTGCACCTTAAAAGTGAAAGTCAAGATAAAAGTGAAACGATGGGCCGCAGATCATCTATCCACGTGACGAGAGGGTCGCCTGGTGCCTCATGGGATCGATTGTGAGATCGTCGAACCATGAAGGTCTTGTGGCCGCAGTCGTGTCCGGAGAGCGCGTGGTTGTAGTTATCCTCGATCCAGACACCGCGCTCAAGGATACCGAGCCATTTCTTCTTGCTTTCGCCGAGCGGCAGGCAAATCACCTGTTCGAATATATCGCCAAAAACGTGCTCGAGATTGATTTTGCGCCGGGCTACGATCAGGGGGTTGTCCGAGCAACTGGTCAATACCGTGAGCCTGTGGCCCATTTCCTTGAGCGCTGAGACGTTCTCTACGGCATGCGGGCATGCTTCGAGGTATTCAAACTGGGAGCTGTGATTGAACCCTACGACCATTTCTCGCGACGCTGCCGGCGTCAGGCCTAGCCATCCGCTCATGTCCCACGAATCCGGCAATCCTTCGATAGGTCGATTCTCGACGGCTGAAACAAACCGTCTGAACGCGCCGAGCCAGTCTAAGAGCACGTCGTCGCAATCGAGGATGATGTGAAGGTTTCGGTTCTGGCGATGGAAGTCGATCACTTCGAAACCTCCGCCTTGATCGCAGGATGTGGATTGTAATCGTTAATCTCAAAATCACCCGGCACGAGATCGAATATACCGATCCCAGTGTCAGGATTAACGAGCAGCCTAGCCGATCCCCGAGGCTCTCGACCGATCTGCTCACGTGCCTGATCGATGTGGTTGGCGTAGAGGTGCAGGTCGCCGAAGGTATGGACGAAGTCACCGACCCGCAAGCCAACTTCTCGTGCAATCAAGTGGGTAAGCAGGGCATAACTGGCGATGTTGAAGGGTACGCCGAGGAACCAGTCAGCCGACCGCTGGTAAAGCTGGCAGGACAGCTTGCCGTCAGCGACGTGGAACTGGAATAGGCAGTGGCACGGTGGTAGTGCCATGTCCTCAATCTCAGCAGGATTCCAAGCGGTGACAATATGTCTGCGACCATGCGGATCTCGCTTCAGATTGTCGATCAGTATTTTGATTTGGTCGATGGCATATCCTTGCGGTTTCCCGTTCGAATCCCACCACATGCTGCCTGATGACCAATGGCGCCATTGCCTGCCGTAGACCGGGCCGAGTTCTCCATTCTCGTCGGCCCATTCGTCCCAAATCGTGACGCCATGATCGCGCAAATATTTGACGTTGGTTTCCCCGCGCAGGAACCAAAGGAGTTCTACAACGATCGCTTTCCAAAACAGTCGCTTGGTTGTTAGGAGCGGAAAGCCGTCCTCAAGGTTAAAGCGCATCTGGTGACCGAAAAGCCCGTAGGTGCCACCGTTCCGCCCGTCTCGATAGACGCCATTGGACAAGAGGTTCTGTAGCGTATCGAGATATTGTCTGTCGACGGTATTGGTAATCATAAGTGGCTCCTAAAGATCGAGCGCGCTGCGCAGCTCGGCGTACTGGTCGGGTGTGAGACTGATCGTGTATGGACCTTCCTTGACGTGGAAAATTTCAGCGCCCTCGAACAACGTCGTCAGCCGCTCCTTGAGGCTCTTCGGCTTCTCGCCGGCATCCATGTGTTTCGCGGTGGCGCGCTTTTTCCCTTCCGCCTGCGCCTTGTCGACGGCTCGCGTGAGATCGCCAGCAGCTTTCGCACCATCGCCGCCATGTTTCTTGAGCGTGGCCATGGCGAGCGTCGCGGCAACCTGTCCCGTTGCGACCAGATCGGTGACGGCAACCGGCGCGGCCTGCAGTTCGAGCAACTCGACGATCCACTGACGAGCAAGGCCGGTCTTCTGCTGGATGTCCTTCTCCGTCCATCCGAGATCGATGAGACGCTTGAATACGCGCGCCTGTTCGATGGGTGTCAGCGGCTTGCCAGAATTGCGAACGATCTGGCTGAAAACACGATCAGCCTCGCTCGAATAGCGATCTTCCGTCTGCACCGGTACGCTCTTGATCTCGGCTCCGAGATGCTCGATCGCGTACATCGTCGCGCCGTGCCGACGGTGGCCGTCGGAGACGAACGCCTTGCCATCCTCCGTGTAAACGGTAAGCGGCTGCTTGACGCCGACCTGCGAGATGGATTCCGCCAATGCCAAATCATCCGGGTCTTCCGGATTGAAATTGACGGTGCGGCAGTTCCAGTCGACCTTCACATGCAGGTCGTGGGGGTCCATGCGGTAGATGTCGGAGCGACCGACGGCGAGCGATTTGATTACACCTTGGTTTGATGCAGCGGTCATTCCGGTTTCCCTTCGAGTTCGCTGAGCGTCCACGACCGGACGCTGGCAAGCGGAAATGAGTGAACTTTCGGGCCGCAGAGAAGCGTCAGCACGTTGTCCTCACCGGCTTGTTTTGCGAGATGTCTGCCGAACGACGAGCCGGCCTTGATTTCGTAGGTTTCGATAGAGCCGTCGACGAACGTGACTTCGACTTGCGACCATCTTTCAGGGTAGTCAGTCATGTGATTTTCCTCACACGAGCAGGTCGTCGAGATCGACCGGCTTCGATTTGACAGGTGGAGATTCGATTAGGTCATCCAGATCGACGAGCGTTTTCGCGCGGGGAGGCTGACTGGAAATTCGCCACGTTGCGCCGAAGTACCGGACACCTCGAGCATCTTCGACGAGGACATTCGTCTCGCCGTAGTGCCGAGTAATGACGCCGTCGACCGGTTCCAGTCCGTAGGCGTTCAGATAAGTGACTTTCGTGCCGACGGGCCAGAGCGTGTTGGGGCGATTTTCTGTCATCACAGCACCCCCATGAGTAAAAGGATCCGGAGCGTTGAGAGCAGCAAGAACCAGGCGGCAATGCCAAGGACGGAGCAGGTGAGAACCAACCTCATCGCGCGTACCTCGATTGCTGGTTCGCCCGTAAACTGGTCTGCTCGACTAAGCAGCGGATACTGCCGTCGACGAAACGTTCGAGAAGCTCGCCGCGGAAAGCGGATAGAGGTGTGCCAGGTGCAAGTTCGTCTCGCATCGGAACGGCGGTTTCATGTATCCATTCGCGGTAAGCGGGGCTTCGCTTGGAGCGACCGGCGACGTCTCGTGCGCTGCGAGCGATGTCGGCTTCGGTCATCTTGCCAAGGTGGTTCTCAGACCATGACGGAGGATGGACGATGTCGAAATTCGTCATGCGTCACCGCCTTCTGCGGGTTTGTCCCACAGCGGCGCGAAATCACGCTCGAGCGCGCACTTGGTAAAGCGCAGCAATTGTTCTTCGGTGAAGGCATAGACAGTGCCGTCGTCGTTGAGCATGTGAGCACCGGCCTGCAGCACAGCTCCGAGGAGATGGCCGTCACTTTCGCTGATTTGCGGCGCGTCATATTTCAAAAGCTCAGGAATGGGCCCCGGATCAACGTTGTCTCTAACCAGTTCCTGCGCGAACTTCGCCTGGGCGGTCCAGCGCTCTGCGCCTTCAGGTACAGTCATCTCGCCGTAACCGGACCACTGGGCCTCGTTCTGATGGCACCAGTCTTCCAAGTCGCTCAGGGACTGCAAAGCACGCTTCATCAGAGCGCCTCGATCCATAAACGGCGAATATTCTCCGCCTGTTACCTCACGATCTTCGGACCGCTCCAATCCCGCGTTGCGAGCCAGGGTACGAACGATTGCGCAGGCTTCAGTAGCATTGCGCACCGGTACGTTCAGCGCTTCCAAGATTACGTTGACTGTGCGGGCATCCAGCAAAATCTCAGTCATTGTCGATGTCTCCTAAACTGAATTGCACGATAAAAGTGAAATTAAAGCTCGTCAACAGAAATTCTCACTAAAAGTGAAATTCTACGCGTTCGAACTGAGCTTCCGGGGCCGTTTTACAGGGCAGGCGTCCAGCCTCTCGAACTGGGTATTCCTGCCGAGTCCGTTTTTAGGATCGGCAATGAACTTCGACATGATGTTCTTGGCAGCATAGGCGCTCGGCGCCGAGACCTCGAACGTCTTCCGACTACGGCCGACTGCAAACCAGAACTGTTTCTGTGGGCTCATTTGAGGCAACTCTTGACTGTCACATTCAACGTGAACAAAATAAGAACATGAAACATCGTCGCGGCATCAACCTGGTTCCAGATTCCTTTCGGGTGATCTACGAAGGGACGGTGAGTCGCGACCTTTATCCGACGCTCACAGCATATCCGGAGTGGTATGTGTTCGGCGGCCGGTGCTCCCGATGCGAACGGGAAGGGTGGATTGATCGCCGGGAGTTGGTTCGGCGCTTCGGTAACAACGTGTTCCTCAACCAGTTGCGTCCGAAGCTGCGCTGCATGAAGTGCGGGAATAAGGGCAACAACAACTGGATCATCGGGAAGCTGGCGAGGGATTAGTCAACGGCTGGCGACACGGGCTATTAACTCGGGCAAGATGATGTGCCACATCGTGGCGTCGTAGACCGGTTCACCCGGTGCGAATTGCATCGGCGCCATGTGCGACATGTAGAATTTCGCGGTCGCAACCAGGTTCTCGTCTGACAGCGCGCGCATCTCACCTCGTTTCCTGCGTGACCAGTCTTCGTATTGTTGCGCTCGTGCCTGCGCTTCCGGCGTCAGTTTAAAGGTCATCGAGTTTCTTCCGTTCAAATGCGTCTGCCAGCAGAGAGCCTGCGAAATAGGGCCAAACGAGTGATTTCCAGAAACCGTGTTTTTCGGCGAAGCCGTCAGCGATGCCGGCGTAAATAATGCAGAGGGTAATAGAGGTCATTCGCCGCTCCTGATGTTTGTGTGTTTATGGAGGATGCGGGAGGGAACCTCGTCTTGGGGCGGCATTTCCACGTACTGTGTCGGACCGTCGATTTTATAGACGGTGCCATACGATGTAGAATTGTCGTCCATGGTCTCTTTCGACCTGAGACTATACGACAAGAGTCTATAGGCGATGAAACCAGCCGAGAGGCCGATCGGGAAAAGCATCTGATTTAAAATCTCGCTCATTCGCCGCCCTCCTGCTTTGCGGGTGCTGCGGGGAGATCGTTGGCTCTACGGCGGAAATACAGTTCCTCGTGATGGCTGAACCTATCCCATCCCGCATCAGGGGTGTTTACCCTGCCGCGATCTGTGTCGATTTCCCACCCTTCGCCATCCGGCCAAACGTCGGCATGACTTGTTCCCGACTTCCTGCCGGTTTCGATTGCGATGCGCTCCCACCCCGCCACGTCCTGCACCTGTGCGGAGAGGGTGGAGAAGCCTTGACCGTTGAGAAAATCTCGAAGCGCGTTCATTTCGCCAGCGGCAAAACGTGCGATCCAGTGAACGCTGCCTTCCGGACCGTGCTCGCCTTCGCACCGATCATCCTCAAGCACGAAGTCGTCTTCATCGACCACGATGTAACCGCTTCCGTCTTTCCGGACATGCAAGCATCCGCCTTCGAATGATAGAGCAGAGCCGGAGCAATGTTCTGGCACGATCGACGCCACGGGCTCCGCAGCGGACAGGGCGGCTTCGAGGCGCTCCGCAGCGGACAGGGCGGCTTCGAGGCGCTCGGCAATGGCCTGCGACATGCGGCCACCGAAATGGGAACTGAGAAGCGAGGGATCGTCAGGGATATCAAATAGCTTTACGCGCGCGCCACGCTTCATAAGCTGAATGAGATTGCGCAGGTGATCTTCCACGTTTGCTTCTACGGCTTCTCTCTCACTGGTCATCATCGTTCCGGTCTCCGCAAATCGGCGAGCTTCTGCAACGGCAATCTGTAGCTTGTTGCGGTTCATTGCGCGCTCCGTTTCCAAAGGACGTTGCCTTCCAAGTCTTCGATCGACGTGAGGTGGACATTCAGCCTGCCGTGGTCCTCGGGTTTGCATTTGTCGCTCGGCTGGATCGGATAGAATCCGCCGTCAACCGTTCTCATGATCCAGACAGTTGGGAGGAGCGAGACGAGGGGCTCAAAGCGACCGTCCTCAAATTCCTCACGTGGTCGAACCCACAGGGAGCCATCGTCGATCGAGCGGTAGATCGCAACCTCGCGCATGTCGGTAGATGCGCCAGAATCGTATTCGAACCACTTCTCGGCCTGCATCTTGCCGACACCAATCAACACGTATTCCGTGCCGCGCTTCTTGTGGCGATGTGTTGCAGGCAGTGGCTGCACCGTTACCGCCTTTGCGCTGTGCTTCAACACCAGCTCGACGATGTCATTCTTGTCGACAGCATAGCGTTCGCCATCAAACCAGCCTGCCAGCAGGTCATCAACGTCTTTCGAAATTTCGTCTCTGTTTGTCATAGTCCACCATAAATCCTGATTTGAAATTCTTGCTGCTCTCGATCGACCACGCTGGCGCCCAAAAGCCGCCCTCCGCCTTCACGAGCACCTTCTTCGGGATCCAGACCTCGTGGCCGTAATACTGAAAAAGATATGCCCGGTGCGTCTCGTTGAGACATGGACCGAGGCCGCGATAGCCTGCGGGCACTTCGTCGAGTTCCTTCGCTTTGACTTGCTTGTCGGGGATCATTTCAACCTCCGCGAACCTGTTGGGAAACCGGCATCTCTGACCTGCCGGAAACCAAAAGGGTTCATTTCGCCATCCAGCGCTCGAAGCGCCGGCCGACGTAGAAGAGGACGCTGCTCCAGCAGAATCCGAGGATCAGATCGGGAAGATTGTTGAGGATGGCGATGACCACGGTTAGCTCCCGAAGTTGGAGACGATCCCGCCGCGCGCCTTCATGACCGAGCGGATGAATGTCTTCAGTTCGGCCTGGTCAGCGACAGCGTCCTTGTTTACGTAGACCTTCGCCAGCCATGTCAGCGTCGACTTGTCGGAGAACCAACCCTGCAGGTTCTTCTTGTAGGTCTTGCTCGGGATTTCGGCGTAGGCGTAGAGCGGCTTGCCCTGCGGATCGACAGCATCGTCGAAGTCGCGGTCGTTGACGCCGACCAGTGACAGGCTCTCGCCGTAGAACTCGTCAGCCGATCGAACCAGTGTGTTGCCAAGCGCTGCGGGCACCAGCATGCAGGTCGTCTGCTCGTTGCTTACCGAGGATAGAGCAATGTCACCGGACTCGTCAGTCTGACGGACCGGAGCATAATCAGCGTCTTCCGAAATGAAGTTCTGCCAGATGAGCCAAGCGCCCGACCCACGTTCGCCGAGTGCAATCGAATACTTCTTCGGGTCGCTCTCGAGGTCGCCGATGTCGTCGACTCCCGAGTTCTTGCCGCAGAGCGCGTGCAGATATTCGCGATGCAGATCGGCGACGGGTACGAATTTGGCTGCGTTGGCCGGCTCGGTGCGCTTGAGATAGGCCAGTCCGTCAGGCTGCCCAACGAACGCATCGCATTTGCCTTGAAGGCTGAGCTGGATATTGCCCCAGGTGCCGCCCGTATCTTTGACAACGTCAACGGTCAGGCCTGCTCCTTTCGCTTCTGCGCGGATCATTTCACCCGCTGCTGCATAGGGCTGGTCAGCGGCGCCTGTGCAAAGTGTCAGAGCCGCCGCGGGACTGGTGAACATGCAAGCGAGCGCAAGCGCCGCTCCTATGAAAAGCTTCTTCATGTTGTCTCCTGTTGGGTTGGATTGAAAAGTCATCGTATGCTCCGCACCGCTTTGAGGTTGCGGCCGACCGCCTCACGCTTGGCGCGATAGCTGCGGATTGCATGACGAACGGTCGTGTGATCGCGACTGCCGAGGTAGGCGCCGATCTCGACGAGGCTCGAGGTGGTTCTGCGCACCATCCAGTAGCAGCAGGCCTGTCGCACGAGGACGACGTGCTTTTGCATGCGGTCGCTCGTGATGAGTTCGGCAGAGAGCCCGGTACGCCGGCAGAACAGCGCGAGGATGCGTTCCTTGGTCGTCATTGTCCGGGGAGGCTCGACAACGGGTGCGGGCAACTTCGGCTTGGCAGCAATGTTGACCACCTTGGGTGCGCCGTAGATGCGCCGACGGACATCGGCGTAGCGGGCAAGCAATTCCTTGGCGGTTTTGGGTTCCAGGTTCATAGCAGCCCCATGATGGAGGCTGCCGAGGCGACGGAGAGGGTGAGGAGTAAAGTCACCGTGCTTTCGATCGCAGCGTTGATGCGATCCGCTGCGTACCGATGACGGTCGAAACAGGCGGTCGCACGTTCGAGAAGTAACTTTGCGTCGCGGACATCGCGTTTCAGGCTCATCACTGATCCCTCTCGAAACGGCCGCTGAGCACGCCAAAGAGGAATGCGGTCAGAGCGCCGGTTGCGAATGCGTAAAGAAGCATGCTCATTTCGAATTCCTCGTAAAAAGTGAAAGTCAGGACGCTGTTACTCTGACAAAGCCGGTGGGTTGGTTACGCGAGGCCGAGAATATTTTCCTCAGCAGCGTAATGGTTGTTTCGCCTGTAGGTTGGGTGATAGAGGCTGTAGATTATGAGGGGGTCGCCTTTGCCCCACGGGGTCCAAGTTGCCTGGATGCTTTGAACGGCACCTGTCTGGACGCGCCCTTGGTGATCGTCATAAATCACCGTTTCACCGATCTTGTATTTTGGAGATGCGGCTATCGCGCTCATCATCTTCTCCCGCTGTGCTGTGGTTACTTGGTGGGGGTGATCTGCCGCGCTGTGAGGTACTCGGCTATCGCGTGGTCGAACGCCTCCTCCTTCGTGACATCCAGTTTCGACCAGTGCGAAAAGACCATAAGAGCCGCGTCTCTGGCCTTAGGGTGAGATACCGATTCCGGTAGTTTGACTTCGCGGTGTTCGTGGGGCTCGAAGCCGTCGCACTCGTCGGCAATCTTCTTTGGCAAGTCATCCCGCGATACGATTTCGCTTCCGATCTCGCGTAGAGCTTCATCAAGCTCCACGACCAGATACGTTTTGCAT